TACAGCTGAATATGCACAGTTTTCTATTGCAATGCCTAAATCATGGAATTTAGGTACAGTAACATATCAAGTTTTTTGGAGTCCAGGTAATACGAATACGGATAACTGTATTTTTGGTCTTCAAGGTCTAGCTTGTACTGAAGGTGATACAGCTGATGCAGTTTTTGGAACAGCTCAAGAAGTCACAGACGCTGGAATTGGAACTGTAGAAGATGTACAAATGACTTCAGTTAGTTCTGCAATGACAATCGCAGGATCTCCCGCTGACGATGACATTTGTTTTTTTCAACTTTATAGAGATGCAGCCGATGGTAGTGATACTTTTACTGGTGATGCCAGATTAATGGGAATTAAATTATTCTATACTACTGACGCTGCTAACGACGGATAAGGAGAATAGAAAATGAAAGATTCAAATAACTTTCTTCCTTTAACGACTGAAGGTAAAGGTTCAAAAAAAAATAAAAATAGAGGAAAATCTTTTGGTTATCAAATTTTAGGATTTGGATCGGGTGGTGGCAGATTTATACAAGGTTCATTTACAGTCGATTGGTTAGTTATAGCTGGCGGCGGTGGAGGAGGCAATACTCCTTTTGCTGGCGGCGGTGGCGCCGGCGGTGGCGGCGGTTTACGTTCATCAATTACAGCAACAGGTGGAGGTGGTTCAGTTGAAAGTGATCTTACTTTAGTAGGCGGTACAACATACACAATCACTATTGGAGGTGGTGGAGCTGCCGACACAGCTGGAGTAGCATCCTCAATAGCAGGTGATGATATTACAGATGTATCCTCTGTTGGTGGTGGTGAAGGTGGCCAAGTTACAGGGGGAAGTACAGGTGAAAACGGTGGTGTTGGTGGTTCTGGTGGCGGTGGCGGAGCTGCGAATATATCTGTTTCTGGAGGCGCAGGAACAGCAAATCAAGGTTATGCTGGCGGCAGTAGAAGTGGTTCAAGTCACTCTGGCGGTGGTGGCGGCGGTGCTGGTGCTGTAGGCGCTGCAGGATCTGGCAGTAGCGGCGGCGCTGGTGGTAATGGAGTTGCAACATCAATAACAGGTTCATCCGTAACTAATGCCGGTGGCGGTGGTAGTAGAGACGCAAGTGGAGGTACTGGTGGCGGTGGTAGTACAAGCGGCTGGACTGGAACAAATGGAACAGTAAATACTGGTGGTGGTGCTGGTACATGGATGGCAGGTGGTAGTGGACTTGTAATAGTTCGTATGGCAACTACAAATTATGACTTATTGGGCCCAGTAAGTGGTTCACCAACAGTTACAACAGATGGTGATTATACAGTTTTAAAATTTACAGGGGATGGGAGTATCGACGCTTAATTATTATGGCCCATTTTGCAAAATTAGATTCTAGTAATAAAGTACTCCGGGTTAATGTTATACACAATAGTATAGCTCCAAACGAAGAAAAAGGCGTAGCGTTTTTACAAACTTTACATGGCAGTGATACTAATTGGAAACAAACTTCTTACAATACTCGTGAAGGAGAACATAAATTAGGTGGTACACCTTTTAGAAAAAATTATGCAGGTGTTAACTATACTTATGATTCAAGCAGGGATGCATTCATACCACCAAAATATTTTAATTCTTGGACATTAGATGAAACAAAATGCGTGTATGTTGCACCAGTAACTTACCCTACAATTAAAACATATGATGATGAAAATGGAGATGAACAAGAATATTTGATATATTGGGATGAAGACAATTTAAGATGGCTTGCTACAACTATCTCTGATAGTTATTATTATTGGAACCCTTCAAATTTATCCTGGATTTCTTATACTCCATAGTATAAGATATTTGAATGAAAGATATAAAATACCCTACAATTATTGCAGATAATTTTTTTGATAATCTAGATGATATTTTAAAGATATCAAAAGAACTTGAATATAATAAACCAAAACAAAATGCTAGGGGTAATGCGTGGCCAGGTGTAAGAACAAAATCACTTCATTTAACACATCCTAAATTGTTTCAAGATATTGTTATGAAAATTTTAAGATATTATTATCCAAAAATACCTGTAACTTTTAATAATACTCACGTTGTATTTAGTAAAATAAAAAAAGGAGACAAGGGTAAAACTCATTTTCATTACGATGGTGATACTAAAATAGCTGCAGTTATTTATTTATCAGAAGGAAATATAAAAGTAGGCACGACTATATTTAATGATGATAAAAAAGAACAAGTAATTGTATCCAATGATATAAACACTATGGTGGCTTATGATGGAATGAAATATCACGGTGTTACTAATTTAAATCTATTAGAAAATAGATTGACTCTTAATATCTTTATAAAAGAAATTAATATTGAATGAAAAATATACCACCTATAAAGTATACTATTCACCCTGTTTTTCCCAAACCAGTCTATAAAACTTTTTTAAAAAAAGGGTTAAGTAAAAAAGATTTAGATTTTGCTATTAAAATAAAAGATATACGTAGGAATGAAGGTAATGCTAGTTCATCAAACACATACATATTAAATGAAAAACATTTTAATAAATTAAAAAAAGAATTAAATGAAATAGTATTGGATTATGTAGATAAAATATTTTGTCCTAAATATAAAGTAGAACCCTATATTACTCAATCTTGGTTAAACTATACTAAGACAAATGAATATCATCACCAACACACACATACTAATTCTTTTATATCTGGTGTTTTATATTTTTTAGCAGATCCAAATTTAGATAATATTACGTTTTGTAATGAGAAATACCAAGCTATATCCATAAAACCAAAATCATACAATTTATTTAATTCAACTACATGGAATTTTCCTGTTGAAAAAAATCAAGTAATACTATTTCCTTCAGATTTAATTCATAAGGTTTCCACAAAAAAAGGAAATAATTTAAGATTAAGTTTATCATTTAATGTTTTTTTAAAAGGTAGACTTGGAGATAGTTCTGAGTTAACTGAATTAATATTGATATAATATTACCAAAAACAGATTGAATTACTCATAGATCTGCTATAATACCTAATAAATAGGTTTTTAATATGCTACAAAAAATAGGTTTCTTACCAGGATTCAACAAACAAATTACCCCCACAGGTGCTGAAGCACAATGGACAGGTGGTGAAAATGTTCGTTTTAGATATGGTACTCCTGAAAAAATAGGAGGATGGTCTCAATTAGGAGACAAATCTTTAACAGGGCCGGCACGAGCTCTTCATCAAATGGTTAATAAAGAAGGTATTAAATATGCCATTATTGGAACCAATAGAATTTTATATGCTTATTCTGGAGGAGTTTATTATGACATTCATCCTTTAGTTAATCCATCAGGTACTGCGGAAACTAGTTTTTTTAGTACGACCAATGGACAGTCCACTGTTACACTAACATTTTCAAGTGCTCATAATTTTCAAACTGGTGATATAATTTTATTTGGAGGTAGCTCGACTTTTACTTCAATCACTGATTCTAGTTATAGTTCTGCCACTTTTTGTGATAAAAAATTTATGGTAACGGATGTTCCTACTACCACTACTTTAGAAATAGATGCTGGCAGTAATGACACAGGATCCGGTGCCACAACTTCTGGAGGAATTACTTATTATCGATATTATCATGTAGGTCCAGCTGCACAGGTTGGAGTTTATGGATGGGGTATATCCCAGTTTGGTGGTACAGTGACCAATCCTCAAACAACAACTTTAAATGGAGCTTTATCCGCGGATGCTTATGGAACTGGTGGATCAGGAACCAGTATCACTTTAACTTCGGTAACGGGATTTCCAACAACTGGAACTAATTACATACAAGTTGATAATGAAGAAATATCTTACACGGGAGTTTCAGGAAGTGACTTAACAGGAATTACTAGAAATGTTCGAGGAACAACAAATGCTCTTCATAACGATGGAGCAACGGTTACTAATACGAGTGACTATGCTGCATGGGGTCAAGCTGCAGCTACAACCGACAAAGTTGCAGAACCTGGTCTATGGTCTTTAGATAATTTAGGAAGTACTCTTATAGCTTTAATTTTTAATGGAGCAGTATTTGAATGGGATTCAGATTTAGCTAATGCCGTAGACACAAGAGCTACTATTATATCAGGAGCACCAACAGCGTCTAGAGATATGTTAGTATCAACACCGGATCGTCACTTAGTTTTATGTGGAACAGAAACAACGATTGGGGATACATCAACTCAAGATGATATGTTTATAAGATTCTCTTCTCAAGAGGACATAACTGACTGGACACCAACAGCAACTAATAGTGCTGGTACACAAAGACTGGCTGCCGGATCACGGATCATGGGAGCTAAACT